TGCATTTCCTAAAATCTCATACTCCGAACTGTCTGTATTAAAGACTTCATCCGGATTCAATCTAATCATAGTCATTCTATATCTCCTCAGTAAAAATCAACGATCTCGTCAGCTAGTCCAAATTTAATTGCTTCTTTTGGTGTTAACCAGACATCTTCTGCTGGTAATAGATATTTCTTTATATTTGCTTCTGTCTGTCCAGTACAGCGCTTATAGTGTTCAATTATTCTTTGACTTGTATTATTAAACTCTTTAACTTGGGCCATCAATTCGTGTTCTTTACCAATAGAACCCCAAGAGAATTGATGCGATAAGATTGCAGTGTTTCTTGTTATATATCTATGCCCCTTCGCTCCGGCGATAAATGTAAGTAGTCCACAAGAGGCGATCTCACCTAACCCATACGTATATATAGGTATCTTAGAACCCTTCATAGTGTCGATGAGAGCGAATGCAGAAGGAACTTCTCCGCCTGGAGAGTTGATGATCATCTTAATCTGCTTAGGGCGATTCTTTGCTATTAAGTTTCTAGCGATAATGAAAGAGATAGCATCGCCACTAGAACTAGCGTTAAAATCGCTATTGAACATCAGGTAGTGATGATCTTCTATTGAAGGAATTGTTGTTTCTTTTTCTTTGTCTAGACTCAATTCTATCTCCATTAACTAGAAAAGGGGAGGCACGGACATTGCCTCCCACGTTATTATTTCTGGATATGAATGTGGTCGTAGTGACCGGGCACTCTCCAGAGAACTGTATAACCAGCAGCTCTTGCTTCAGCTGCTAATTGGTCAAATCTATGTGCGTATTGTGAACGGGCTTCTACGACTCCACGACCAACGTTTATATCAATCGCATTACCAGAGTAGTGCGCTGAATGATTGGCATGGACGTGATGAACACCACCAAACGATGGATGTTCTGATACACGAAAGCCTCTACGCTGCAGATCGTATCCGTATGCTACAAGCGAACCTGAAGCGTGTCCGAATCCATACTGCTCTTCTTCGTGTTGATAGTAAGCACGCGCCTGCTTTCTAGTCTTGAAAGTCACGCGTGGACTAACGTGCCAACTCTCTCCGGTAGAAGTTGTTCCACCAAATATCTCAGAGAATGGGTTTGAGTAGTCTTCTTCTAAGTTTGTTGAATACTGAGTATTCTTGCTGTGACGAACTCTTGCTTCTACAGCGCCGCTCATCGCAAACACTGTAGCAGCTGCCGCTGCAGCTAGGATAATCTTCTTCATATAGTTACCTTTCTTTTATGCGTAACCGAATAGTCACTGCACTAGCATATGTAATCGTGCTATTCCATGAGATTTGAAGCCGAGGGCATTGGCTACGTTTTGGTTTACGTCGAGTGTTCTACCTCTGACGAATGGCCCTCTATCGGTTACGACGGCTGTTACTGATCTTCCATTCGAAGGGTTAGTAATTAATACCCTCGTGCCAAATGGAAGTGTTCTATGAGCTACACCATAGGTGGCTCTCATACCCGAAGCTGTCCGTCCACTTCGGTCATTATACCACGAGGCGTTATGGTGCCCAGTGGAATAAGTATTTATATGTTTAGATTGTTTACCGTAGCTGACCCTCTCTACCTGAGAATTACCAAATAGGTCATCGATAAATCCGGCGCTGGCTGTATTCCAAGTGCCAACTAGTAGAGATAATACAAAAATCACGTATTTCATCATATATCCTTTTCAATATTTGGTACTCCCGACAGGACTCGAACCTGTAACCGCGCTGTTATGAGCAGCGAGAACTGACCAATTGTTCTACAGGAGTGTATTAAGAATTACTTCTTTTTACGTCCTTTTAGTCTACGAGCCTTGCGCTTGTTTGAGCCGATCTTACGGCGACCTTTACGTGGACGATTTTTATGTGGATGTGGCATAATATACTCCTTTCATCATTTAAATTATACATTATTTCTTTAGAAATGTCAAATGATTCTTTCTTACTTTACACATGATCCAAGAGTTGTACCAGTCTTCTGACTCTAGTACTGCGTTTTGAAATTGATATTTCGCTTCAAAGTAGGTCATCTCACCTTTAGAAGAGCAAAGTCTTAATATTTCTCTGGTGAAATTATGTTTTCCTATGAGATTTACGTCCTGATTTAATCTGTCGTTAGAGCCATAGTAGTCTTTCCAGTCAGACTCTACTTTATATCTTTTCTTCTTACCTTTTATCTGCTTAGTCTTAGCAAAATAGAAGTTCTTTTTGCCGATATATCTTTTATTATTAGTAGTATTGGTAATCATATAGACAAATCCAATATAACTACCAATATTTTCTACAAACGCTTCACCATTATAATACCACATCCCGAATCTCCTTCGGGATATTTATTCCTCATCAAATAGATCGTCCATATTCTCTTCTTCATAATAACCAATAAGATCACAAATATCTTTAATTAGATCTAAACAGTTGTTATTGATGTGCTCGTCGTTTAAAATATCTTCTTCGCTAGTAATTTTATATTCTCTAATAAAATCCTTGCACAGATCAAATAGTTCTGCGTCTACTTTCATTTATTCTTCTCCTTATTGAGATATTCGGAGCACTGTTCTTCCATATCATCATACTTCTCACAATACGTCTTGATCCAATCTGTCTTAATCGCTTCTTGTGCTTCCTGTACTGTTAAGATACCATCACATATCTCACGATGTAGTCTATTCTCTAGTTTATCTTTTACATGAGCGTTCCATGGCTTTGTGGTATAAGACTGTGGCCAGAGATTCTTAATATCATTAGACCCACCGAGCTCGAGTGAAATAAGATGATCGATCTCATACTTATCTTTAGTTCGATCTAGATGATAAAGATCAAACGCCTGTTGTTTTACTCTATTAGGAACGTTTCTCACGGAGCCAGAGTAGCCAGAAAGACAGATATTCTCTCTAGTTCCTCTTGGATCAGATACCCCAGGAGTCATAACGGGATTAGGTAGAATAGGTTCTACAACTATTGGATCTGCATAAGCGACACCGGTAGTTAGTAGTAATATTGTTATTATTTTTTTCATGTATTACCTTTATTTGTTATCGTGTGCTTTTTTCATCTGTTCATAGATGTCTTTACCATATGCTTTTTCATACACCCTCTCAATATCATTAGTATCATTACCGGGATCATGAATCTGCGTTACTGATGTTGATTTAATATTATGGTAAAGATGTTTAGCTGCTTCAAAGCCGGCTTCATAGCCGGCTCTATAGCCATTCTGCCATTCGTCACTCATATCTCACAGTTTCCTGCTGAACACGCTAGTGTCTGAGCCCCCTCTACCTGATCTGATAACTCTACAAGAGCGTCCCAGTCTACTTCAGTTGGAATATTTATAATCGCCGCTTCATATTCATCTTTTGTTATTGTCTCATATGGAGCCTGACGATATGTTCCACCGTCATAAGGTAGGAATGAAACACCAGACATCTCATTAAAGTGATCGTATACCCATGCTCCGACTCTTGGCCACTCTTCCTCTTTCACGTTGATAGTCACAGACGGCTTATGCTCACACCAGTGACGCTGGTACTTCAACCAGAGCTCTAGATGCTTAATGGCGTCTACCTCTTCGCGAACTACTGAACCTTCTGGTAGTTTCATTGGAAATGAAAAGACAGTAGTAGAGTGAGGCTTAGTAACATCAGGCTCATGAGGAACGCCAGCATCGATAAGATGTTTAGTAAGGGGATCTTTGTTGTCAGACCGTACGCGACGAATATAATAGCTATCGTGACCTGGATGAATACCGGAAGGACTAAGAACAAGTTGACTAACAGTTCCGGATGGTTTAACACAGGTGATAGCAGCTGACTGATTGATTCCAAGTCTCTCACTCCATTCTTTATTAGTATCTATAGCTACCTGTCTTAGTCTCTCTAGACGTTCTGGTAGTTCAGGATCTTCTGGGTTGTTCATCAATGGGCAATCATAGATGCCGGTGAATGAGACGCCGAGTAGTCTCTCTTCTTCTGTATTCTTCTGCCATATCTTGCGTAGATATGGAAAGTTTGTCATTGTCGATTGAAACGTTCCCAATATTGACGCGACTCTAATCTTTCTTGTAAGAGTTTCTTCAGTATCATCAGCTCTGATAACGACTTCCGTGAGATTGCAGAATTGATAAGGTCTGAGGATAATCTCTGAACAGGGGTTAGTTCCGAATTCAAACGATGGATCTCTGCGACCGTTCTTTTTAGCGACGCGTTGCGATGCAGCACGGCTAAATATTCCTCTTTCTCCTGACTTGGACTCGTAGATTGACAGCCACTCTTGCATGAACTGTCCGACTTCAGGCTTCTCCGTATATACTGCTGAATTGTTTGAAAGAGCTCTTTGAACATTTGCTTCCCACCACTGTCCTGCTTTGGCATGGCGCATGCGATCGTCAGAAAGATTAGATAGAGAAATCATCGCTGATCGGCGAACACCACCAACTACAACGACCTCACCAATCTTACACATGATATCGTGACACTCTAGCGATGTCAGTTTACGGCCATGCGTATGTTTGAAAATGCGA